GGGCCATCTCTTCAGCCATTGGCTGCATTGGGAAAGGGGCTTGTTGCATATTCATTAGGTGGTCTCCACGCCGAATAGGTTGAAGCTTATATCTCCAGAACTAGCGTAGACCTTCACGACATCCGTCTGAGACAGGCACATGCCAATCACGACAGTCCTCGTGGTGCTACCGGCTATTGCTTCGTTAAAAAAAATAAATTGTTTGTCATCCGCACTCTCGCCAGCTACGTGAATGCTGACCCTGAACGAGCCAACCAAGGCGTTCTGGTTACAGATAACGAGGGAACTTACTGTTGTCTGAGTAAGATTAGGCACCGTGTACAACGTTGTAGTGGTTGTTGCGCTAGGATTTACCTGTCCCAAAACCTTGATTACGTCTGTCACGAGGCACCCATTAGAAGAAACTGATGTCTACGCAACGCGAGTGAACTCTGCTTGTCACCCTGCGTCTTTGCGATATTGATGTCGTTCTCAACCCTGTTCAGGGCAAGCTCAAGAGTACGGCGGGTGTATGCCTCATTCTCTTGCCGGTACTCTAACTCTGGGATGGGTAGCGGCTGCTCAAGTATACTCATTAGCGTCTACCGTCCTGTCTCATATCAAACCTCAGATCACCAAGCCTCCACCCGTAACCCAAGCCGGTGCTTTCTACGCGAACCTTTGTATGCCTAGCTCTGGCTCGAACATGAGACTGTTTCGTTGTGTTACTGATCGTTGACGTAGTCAGAGTGCTTGCCTCTTCCAATGGGAAGTCGCTGCCCTTGAGGGTCAGATCTATCGACGCATCACTCTCTTGGCCTGTGAACGAGAAGTCAGGAATGATGCGCTTGATAAACATAAAGCTGTCACCGTCCCCAATCTCAAGATCACCAGACTCAACAAACGCAGTCATCGCTGATCCGTCATCGTCAAACCCCACCTCATGCTCGTACAGGATATTTGACTTAGCGGCGGTATCAATCGCGCTTGTAGCTAACGGTCTATTCTCAATAGATCGACCACCCCATGTGCCTCTAGCCAGTGTACCAACTGCCCAAAGGTTCTCTGCATAATTGTATGACACGTAGTTCGTTATGTCTGTATTGCCTTCTCCAACTGGATAGAACCAGATGACCTCAGAGTGTTCGTTGTTTTCAGCGGCAAACACTTTGAATCGTTGCGACACGTTTAGATTTTCAAACACATGCTCAAGCACAGAGCATGGCAGTGGTTGAACAGAGCCGTTGTAGACGTAGAAGCCGCCCTGATCCATGAAGAAAACAGAGCCTCTGGCATTTACAGCAGCCTTGGGCGATATCATGGATATATCAGTACTCACCGTGGAGAACTGGAATGTAAACGGTGCCCCGACAAATCTCATAGAGTGAAGACTTACATCCGTCCAAATCAGTATCTCTTGCCTAGCCTGCACCGCACCAATAATCTCAGATCCTGAGTTGATACGGACACCGCCAGCCGTGTTGGTCGCAGTAGGCGTCCAGTCTGCCGCATTTTGCTGGTCAGAAAATCGAACAAACAATGGATCAATTGCTGCACTGCCAATCGGGTTAGATCCAAAGGCAATGACGTGCTGATCAACGTCTGACACCATAACCTGCAAGGCGATGGTCGGAACGTCAGAAGCCCCAGCCAACGCGGTAGCATTAACCGCTCGGGTGCCTACACCAACCGACTCGTCCCAGTAATAGATCCCACCGCCACGAGCGTTGAATATAAGATCTTCGCCAAAGTTGTCTTGACTCCACAAACGCAACTGCCCAGCAGAAGAGATAGAGCTTGCACTGCCAAACGTGCCTGCGCCCCATGCATTAGAACCCCAGCCAGTGCCTACGATAAATGCATTTAGTCCAGAGTTGATCTGATATTTGGCAACGGTAGAACTGCCGCCATTCCCAGTATCGCTGGCGTTTGCGGAGACAGAATTGCCTGAGGTATCCACAGCCTCAATAGTAAACACATCAGTTGATGTCACCGACACCACCTGATATTCCTGATTAAGCACGGCAGCCGTAATGTTCCCGCCAAGGCTAGCTGCGCTTAAAAAAGTAACAAAGTCATTGACGGCAGCGCCGTGCCCCGCCTCCGTCACAGTGATAGTGGATGATCCGTTTGTCGCAGCAAACGTTGCATCACCGGCACCAGTAGTCAATCTAAGCGGAGTGACATCGTTGAACGTCGGGCCTTCATTCACATAGAACTTCAGGTTGGTGCCGACCCCAAGATATCTAGTGCCTTCGAGCGATGACCACGAGTGCAGAGACCTTGCGATCCCGTAGAATGTATCAGTCACAGCCTTTATCCAGCCGCCGATTTTTTCTACACGCCCCTTACGGAACCGTATCTTGTCGGAGTCAAACCACCCAGCGTCTGCCGTGTACTCAGTACCCTCTTTATTTACGCCGGGGCTGAACTGAATCTTGGCGAGAGGCATTACCTAAAGTACCCCCCAAGACCTTGAAGTGTAGCTTGTTGAGGAATAAGGCTAATCGCAGGACGCGGTGGGGTGCTGGGCTGCTGCATCTGACGCGCAGGCGGCATGAAAGGTATGTAATCTCTTCCGGGCCTCATCTCCATTGTCCGCATCATGCCCCTATCACCCAGCGGGTTTTCTTGTATAGGCATTCGATATGGCTGGACTTCATTTCGGAATAGATTTGGATCTGCGCCTCCCGGCCCTACCGGATATCTCGGCACACTCATGCCGCCACCCTTTGATCCACCCTTGCCCGGAGAGGGGGCGCGGAATGGCATAGGTTGAGGACGATAATTCATGAAAGGACTAGGGCGGTATGGCTGCCGCTGAAAGGATTGCGGTTGAAAGGGCTGAAACTGTGGTCTGTAAGGCTGTGGTTGCACTTGCGGCAATCCTTGGTAACCACCAACGTCGTGGTTATATCTCATGTCGCCAATGATCCTACTGGCACTAGCGCCAAGGTCGTTTCCTGCCCCGTAAGGGCTTGGGCCGCCAGCAACAATGCTAGTGGGTGCAGCAGGCCGAGGTGAACCAGCGCCTCCGAAGCCATAGCCCACAGGATATCGATTGTTTCTAATGTTTCCTGCGCTGTAAGGGACAGTTTGCGCTCCGCCTTTACTGCCGCCGCCTGATCCGCCTCTAGCCATGACCTACACCTCTTCCCAATTTTGGCCCAAGAACAAGAGAGCTTCTGCTTCTCTGCGCCTTACGAGACCGTCTAGTACTTTGCCGCCTGCTTTGTTCCACCGTCGTATTTGCGTAGGAACATCGTGATAGTCCTGATCATTCAGTCTAATTAGCAGAGTCGATTCTCTCAGATTAGTTGGCCCTAAGTTGTATGTCCATGCCACTAATGCATCAAATTGATTCTGTTCAAGGGGGCATTGGACGATGTCATTGACGTATCCCTCAAACTCTTCAAGATCCGCAACGAGCATACTCTCAGCGTCCTCTTGAGAGCATGTGTCACCCTCCTCAACACCACGAGTGTGACCGTATCCAATAGTCCAAACGTTGGCGGAACACTGATACGCCTCCAGTTCGCAACCTTCAAACTTCTTGATAAGAGCTATGCCCTCTGCGCTTGTTCTTTTATTCACCGAATAACCTCTGAAATGCTGCGAACCTCAAACACCTCATCGTTCTTTTTTTGATAGATGTTAAGGGTGTACCTCGGTTCGTCCGTTTTATTTTCGTACATGTGAAGCTGGCCTTGATTGCGCCAAGTGACCAAGCGGTTTGGATGCCACAAAACCTCGTCTAGAACCTTGCCCTGATCACCCCTATCTTCTTTGAAAAAGACCGTCCCGTTACCAGCCTCTGGGCACAGATACACGACAGAGCTAACTAGCTTGTCTGGGTGGTCTGCATGCATGTTAAAGAAGTATCCCGGCTCACAACACACAACACCCGCAGAGAAGAACCCCTCGGTCTTGGCTACCTTATCTTCGTAGCACTGCTTGATCCTCTGGCATATGGACTCATCAAGATCTGCTTCAAACTTTACAGCGTCGTTATCGTCATCAATTACCCTGTAGGGAAGATCGTTGATTAAGCCAACAATCTCGTCGTAAAGATCAGGATATAAAAAATCTTCAAGCACCTTCACGAATCGGACTCTTCGACGCTCTTAGGTTATACATCAATTCCTGATATTTAACAGGCGACTTCACTTGAACAACCGACTTTACATCGACCAGAGGCACCTCTAACAAGGAGGGCCAGTCAACACCAGCAAGCCATTGCGCCTTGCGACCATTCATGTACGCCTCGAAAGACGCAGCAAAAACACCCCAACCCTTTTTTCTAGCGTGGGTTATCGTCATTGGTATTGTCATTGCAATGATACCAAAGTTTGCAAAGTTACCGTGTAAGAACCACAGCAGGACAACCTCTCCAAACGGATTACGCTCATATCCTGTAACGGTGTGAGTCAGATCATGCTGATCTCTATACCACCGGATGTAACAGTTGAACGCCGACTCAGAGGGCTTCTCACCCCGCTTCTTGGTGTCATCAGCAAATTGAGATGTAGACCTACTAGTCTCAACTAGAAACTTAGAGTATTCGTGCCCCAAGCTACCAACGGGCAGGGCTTTAAGCCTATCAACATCATCAAGAACATCGACTAGCGACTCACTGCTAACGATAACCCTTGATCCTACTGGCGTCCGACGAAACCTTTCATATTGCTTGCGGACAGAGCGCGAGGATAGCCAGTTAAAAATAATAAAAGCGGCCTCAAGATCGTTAGGATTCTTGTACAACCTACGCATAGCGCCAAACACACTACGCCATCGACTCTTTATTTTCTTCAAACCCATCGCTTATACCTCTCAACAAGCTCAGGCTTTGCACACTGCACATCGCACACACTGCAAGGCTGTGTCACATCTCTATTGCCATCAATAAGCTCAGTAGAAATTCGCCGTAACTCCTTGTTATCACGCCACTCTCTAAACATATTGACATCTTTGACGTTGGCAAAACCGATCTGATGCGACCAATCGTTACAGCACATCTGCAACTCGCCATCGAAGTTTATGAAGATCCCCCGCATAGGATGTATGCACGGGCCTTTCACTGCGGTGCCACCAGCAATAAGCCCAGCTCGGTGGTTAAAAACATGCTTGTACCTGAATTTGCCGCCCTTAGGGTCTGGGTAGTCAGGCAACACATTCACATCGTCAACTGATCCGCCGTCTGGTTTCCAGTAATCCTCAATCCGCTCACCATTATCTAGGCGTGGATACTTCTCTCGTCTAGCTTCAAAGTCTTCTTCTGTGGTGTAGGTGTTCAGGACAAGGTTGTCTAGCTGACGGTAGTACTTCCAGTAACGGTCAAGACGCCAACCATTCGTTGTAACTTGTGTACGGTATCTGTTGGGCTTGCGAAGTAACCGCTGGATTATCTTCTCGAACTGAGGGTGATTTGTGCTTTCCCCTCGACCCGCCAAAATGACAACACCGCTGAATCGCCACTCTTCAATCTGATCCATAATCAGGTCGAACATCTCTATCGTCATGTTCTGGTTATTGTTGGGGTAAATTGATGCATCAGACCGTGGACAGAACGAACATGTGCGGTTGCACAAGTCCGTAATGTTTATATCAATCTGAACTATCCCCTCCAGATCCATCCGTGTTTTCCGATAACTCTTTGTAGTATTCGATTATAGATAAAACCTGACGGATATACCTCTTTAGTTCCGCCATGTTAGAGGACAGGTTCTCGTAACCCTTTGGCGACACTCCGTAATATGCGTTCACCGGAGCGTTACCGGCATCCAGATCATCTAAGTATTCACGCATAATGTCTGGAGTCAGCACCTTCCATTCAACGGGTGCCATTGATACAGCATTAGGCAAAGGCGGATGATAAACCGCTGCTGGCTGAACCACCGTCACAACCTCAACCTGCTTCGTTTCTGGGACGTATGGCTCACGACCCATAAGGCTACAGCCACTAAGAAGAAGGATCGGTAATAGTTTCCAGATCACCTAGCACCTCCTTCGTTCCGCGATTGATTATGTTCTCTATCAACCCCGGCTTTCGCAAAGAGAGAACAGTCATGTCGTGCTTGGCGAACTTTTTTCTAATCGACTCCACCTCTTGTTGAGACCGTGCGTTGTCGATTTGTAATTGCGAAACACGGTCATACATCTCTTGCTGACGAGCTTCCGCTTTAAGAATCTGATCGTTTAATTGCTCCACGCTAGACTCTAGGGCAACCTGATTGTCTGCCGCCACCCTTAGCTGGGCAGATAGCGCCTCTTTCTCTGCTTCTGACTTATCAACATAGAGCTTGAATGCGCCCCCAGTAAGCACTAAAGCAACCCCAAGAATGCCTGCTAACTGAAACATCAGGGCTTCTTATTAGACCAAGCTTGAGCGCCGAAAAACGCCGCCAAAATACCTGCAACTGAAACGAAGTAAACCGCTGCCATGTCGCCCAAAATAGTAGCGGCCTGCGAAAGCCCAAAAAGCTCTGAAGCAACAACCAGTGATGGGTATAACAACATACCCCATAAGGCAAACCAACTCATGGCTCGTTGTGCGTCGGCACGTTCATGCTGTAGCCGTAGCTCTTGTAATTCCTTGCTAGTATTTAGCTCTTCATCAGTAACGATGCCGTCTCCATCCGCATCGTACTCGGCATAAGCACTGCCTTCTTCTAACCGCTTTGCGTTCATAACTACGGCCCAAATGCTTTGATAATTAAGTAAATCATACCAACGGCTACACCGCCGCCAATGACTAAGGACACGCATCCGACAAGGATGTTGTGTACCAGTACTTCTCGTTCCTTGCGTTTCTTGTTTAGCATAGCCTGATGAGCCTTCCTGTCTCTTTCTTGCTGCATTATTGCTGCGTCATAGTCTGCCAAGAGCTTCGGATCTGCCACCAATAGGAGATCACGCAAATCTTTTTGATAACGCTCTTGGCTGCGACGAAGCATCTGTAGCTTCAATAGGTCGTTTTTGCTCAGAGGGCTAAAGGTTGATGTCTTACGCTCAACCTCAAATACGTTAAGTGCCTCTCCAAAGTCAGACACCAAGGCCATAGCCTGATCTACGTTGGCCTTGCCTTCGTTTACATTTTGAATGACCGTGTTAATCTGCTGGAGCAGCATTCCGGCGGCTGCGACAGATTCAATTATCATTGCTAACTCAAAAATTGAGGCAGTGCTACTGCCACGATAACTGTTACATACACACCCCAGATCATCATTTCGAGACGATCAAACCGCTTGCTGCCATCTTGAAGACGCTGCTCAATTCCCTGATAACGGACAGAGCATTCTTTCTCGTGCGCTTCAATCTTTGCTATAGCTTTTTCAGTGGGGGTCATTAAGATCTTCCTTTATATAAATCTTGCCTAGTCTGACTAAGCATCTCCGCAACTGCCTGCCACCAAACAGTGCCAACGACATCAGAGATTACAACAGCGACGAAGCCTTGATTTTGAGCTTCTTGAATAGCCCTTCTAACGGCCTTGCTAATATCACCGAAATCATTATCAAAGTTATCTGACATAAGAATACCAAGATCTCAAACCTAGAATCACAGGACTCTTCTCGCCAGAACTCTGACTCTTCATCCGTCATACCATCAAGTCTACTGAGCGCGATGAAGCTAGTTGTTCTACTGTAATCTTGCCGTCTTTCATGGTGTAAACGGTAGGCATAATGGTTTCTATAGCCTCGCGTACTAGCTCGCCGTCACCGCCGGTTCGCAACACCTCCTGCTTCTGGACAGCAACCTGCTTCCAGCTAACCTGAGATACGCCCCCGACAGATCCAACGTCCATCAGTCTTTAGCCTTCCCTATGTTAAGAGCCAAGATGTCCACTAGCTTGTAAAGCTTTCCTATCCATTCATCGTCTTTTGGCGTGTCTGTCGCTGCTGCAATTAAAGACGCAACAGTCACAATACCAGTGACGATAACAATCAAGTTCCCGACAAAGTCCAACATATAACCTCCTACGAAACAGGTCTCAGGTCTGGGATGCTTTCGGCGTTCATTGAACTCCAGTCTGCTACGCCATGAGCTATCTCATCAGCAAGCGTAGCGCACAAACGCTCATACGCTTTTTGTTGCAGGGTAGCATTACAGTGCTCAACGAGGAGATTTTGTAGCTCCTCCGGCAAATCTACGACCTTGTATTCTGTGCCATCAACATCAATCTTTTCAGGTATGTACATCATCTCTCCTTAGTCATCATCCACCGTGATGTTTGCATTGCTGTTCATCGTAAGTGTTCTTGCGTTACGACCAGCGTAAACTGTGCCCGAATGATCTTCTAGCGTCTCTGATATACCCCAATCACCACTTACATCTCTGATGCGGGTGTTTCCATCCTCAGTAAAGTTTTTCAGGCGATTACCTTTTTCAGAAATATGACTCTGGATACCAGTAACACCTTGCTCCTTTAGCCATGTATGAAAGCTAAGAACATTAGCTGAGTCATAAACATAGCTTCTGCTGCCATTAGCGTCATCCGCCCCAAGCCAGACCCAAAGATCTAACTGGCTGTTAGCCACTGTTCCAAAAATCATAGTGAGCAACAGGCCGTCATCCTCTGTCTTGAAACAAAAAGCGTTATCCCTTGAGATAAAGTGTTCGCAGATCTTACGCATATGCGCCTTTTGATCATCGTATGTTGTCAGTTCTCTCTCAGCGAAAGGGAATGTACCTGCCTCTGGGTCTGTCATAATGGCTAACGAACCATCAAACACACGATCAAACTCAGCATCTACAAGTGAAAATATGCGTGTACGAACCAAGGCCATTAGTTACTCTCCGCCAAAGCTTTGATGAATCTTGACTGAGACTCGCACCGACCTATGTATGCTTCAGCTTGAGTCTTCTTTTCCTCGCTAAGGTTGCCTACGAATGGCGTAACACGATCAAGGGCATAGGCATACCTAGCTGCTCCATAGAGACCGTGAGTCAACACGCCAACATAATTTAAGACACTCGCTTGATGACCAAGAACGCCGTACCTAGCTAGCTCTGCGGCAGGTAAGACCCTTTCTGCAACACGATCCACCCTATGATTCATGTAGCGAGGCATCTTTAATATCTTCTTGTCACGCAACGCGCCTGCATCTTGCTCTGGAGTAACATCCCACATGTCGGGATTGACTATGATGACATCTAAGTCCCATGTCCCGTGAGTGATGTTCGCACCGGCTAAGTTGTATATTTGATCGTGCTGTTCGCTGTCTACATAGACACCGCGTTTCGCTAAGGATATATGGAACGTGGAGAGTTTTTCGTCAGGGGGCAAGTCTTCTGATTTTATATCAAGAACAAGACCGCCTCGGACGCACATCGTGATGCCGTCTGCATTATCAAGTGCAGTAGCAATGACACCAGAAGCTCCCTTCTTGATCAAGACAGGCTCCCAATCAGGCATGTTCGCCTTGATAGAGTCTACTGTGATCGCGCTCCAAGCGTTCTCACGGACTAGTATTTTTGGGTTCAATGTGAGGAACCTCCGAAAACTGATTAAAAAATGAGGCAATGCGATCTATCGCGTCATCGCTCTTGCCATTGATTATACCGCTAAACGGACTGTCAAATACTCTAATCAGATTGTCCCGGTAATCGCCGCCGCTTAATATGGCTTTGTATATAGCGGCGTATGTGTGGTGGTTTTTGGATTTCAGATCTGTAAACAGATGAAACCCTTTACCTGCCGCTATTGCGGCTATCCCCATTTCGCTATTCCAACAACATCCCACGATATCTGCCGCATGCATAAGCTCATGCCCTGACTCCTTCTTGTTCAGGACATTATCTTCGCCATACAAGTTTTTAAGATGAACCACCAGCGACACGCTAGAGATGGGATGAGGCTTGATTACAGCACCCTGATTAACCGCATCTTTCACCTTGCCCCAATCCAAGACCTGTTTTATACAGTTAGTTCCGGGCAGAAATATCACAAACTTGTGCTTGGACTTAGCACTTCTTAACCTGTATTTGTCCTCAATACCCTGACCCATCTGATCGACTAGCTTTTCGCCATAGCCGGTTGGGTCAAGCTTTACACTTGCGTACATAGCCATTTCAGAAAAATGTACATTGGCAGGTTTTATATACAAGTAGTCTTCAAGAGCGTCCGTATAAACGTAACCGTGAATCTCCTTGTCACCACCCATTGAATACCAAAGATCGTACTCAAGATTAGTGTTATACAGTCCGCGCTCGGGAAGCAAGCTGGCGAGATTTAACGAGTTGCATTTAGGATTTCTGAGGATGTTCCCGCTTTTGAAAAAATGCGATCCTTTCTTTCCAAGACGATCATCGATGGCTAACTGCTCAATCGGCATCTCTGCTCTCTACGCCAACACTGCGAATATCAGAGATCATCTTCTCTATCTCATCAAAGCGATCTTCTGCATCGCCAAAATGTTCGAGCACTATTTCAAGCATAGTCTCTATGCGCTTGTTAATAGCCTTTAGCTCTTGCTCTACGCTTCCGTCCATTGTGATCCATCGTGATATCTAGCGTTGTGTGCGCTACCAGACGTAACCTCAGTTTGGTTTCCAGTAGCAGTCAATCGCTCAAATATAACAGTGTTTGTGTTGAAAGTCGTCGTTGTATTAAAAGTCGTTGTAGTATTAAACGCTGTGTTGAATGTCGTTGTCGTTGCGTTGCTTGTCGCTGTAGCAAACCCTGTCAGCGTGTTAAACGTTGTTGTGGTCGAAGCCGACGTGCCCTGACTAGTCGCAAAGGTTGTAGTCGTACTCCTACTAGTTCCTGTCGCCCGTGAGGTATTGAAAGAAGACAGAGTCGTTCTAGATGTTCCCCTGCTGGTAGCGGTTGCAAAAGCCGTGTTGTACGACGTTGTCGTGTTCTTACTTGTTCCAAAGGTCGTGTTGAACGAAGTGTTAAACGACGTTGATGTGCTTTTGCTTGTCCCTCTGCTAGTGGCAAATGTCGTAGCAAACGAGGTATTAAAACTCGTGCTGACTGTCGTATTAAATGTCGTGGTTGTATTGAAGTTGGTTGCTGCCGGTTTGTTCGCCACAACAGTAATTGTACCTGTGAGGGTAGACTTGCTTGTAGATCTAGCTGTATTTCTGCTTGTAGATCTACTTGTATTGCGAGACGTGTTGAACGACGTGTTGTAACTAGTAGTCGTATTCCTACTAGTGCCCCTAGAGGTGCTCCTCGACGTATTGAACGACGTTGATGTGCTTTTGCTTGTCCCTCGTGAGGTCGTGGTATTGAAGCTAGTGTTGTAGCTGGTAGTCGTATTCTTGCTAGTACCAAACGTGGTTGTCGTATTGAAGGCAGTAGTCGTGGACTTGCTAGTGTTAAAGCTAGTATTAAATGATGTAGTGGTAGACCGAGACGTAGCCGTGGCAGACGTGGTCGTTGTGTTAAACGTCGTTGTCGTTGATCTACTAGTGGACTGGCTCGTCTGAGTTGCACGAGTCGTAGCTGTAGCGCGTGTCGTAGCCGTCGATCTAGTCGTATTGTATATAGCGTTCCAGACCGTAGCCAACGTACCGCCGTTATTAACGACGATGAAGTTCACCTGATGGAGCGTATTGGCGGTAGCACGGACAGCAATCTGCGTGTCGTTATCTAACTCCTTCAGCGTTCCATTGTCGTTAATAAATATAGCCACTGTTTGTTCCTAGCTAATGACGTAAAACACATGCCCGTCTGGGAACCCAGAAGCAGATGTCGGATTCGAGCTAACAATTGACTGCGTCCCTACCGTTTTGCCGTTGGAAACTATGTCAGTAAATGTTCCAGCAGCAGCCGAGCTAGCACCGATTGTCGTACCGTCTATAGATCCTCCGTTAATGTCCACGGATGCTATCGTAGCACTTGCAACATCAGCTAGCTCCAGATCTATCAACGCATCTGTGACCGCCGCTCCACTGCCAGCACCATCCAAATACACAATTTTTACGTTGCCGTTACCGATGGTTACAGTAGCGCCAGAGCCTTGCTTGATAATAATGTTCTGCGATCCACTGGTCGCGTTTTCTATTATATGAACGCGACTCATTGTGTTCGGGCCAATCGTAATTGTGCAAGCCGAATCTAAGGTGCCTGTATACTTGATGTACATTGCACGAGCAGGGTCAGTCGCGCCATCAGCTATCGTGGACGTATGCGTATCCGCATTAGTTGTGATCGCTTCAGTTCCATAACCTAAAGCTTCGCCTATCAACTCTAAGTTAGTATTTGTACTGGTGCCCCATGTTCCGCTTTCGTCACCCGTGGTGATTTCTTTCAAGCGAAGATCATTAACGTAAGTTGCCATCTATGCTACCTCTGTCCAATTTGCTGTCTGTGCAGAAGATACCGCACTCCAAGAAGCCGTCTGGCTTGTATCGACAAGCCCCCATATATTTATTGCGGTCACTGCACCTGTTGCGCTAACGCCTATCGGACTAACAACTGCGCCGCTTACCACTGATACGGAACCAACGGAGCCTGTACCGGCTACACCTGTCAGAGTAGTGCTTGCTCCTTCAGCAACAGTAACCGAGCCAACAGAGCCAGTACCGGCAACGCCCGTTGCAGAAGCGGCTATCCCCAGCAATACAGCGGATGTTCCAACTTCACCAGTGCTAGAAACACCAGTAAGACTAACAGTTGAGCCTGTAGACGCAGTGGCTGTTCCGACAGATCCTGTCGCGCTCACCCCTGTAACAGAAACGCCAGTCTCAGGAACTGCGGTGACCGACCCGACAGACGCCGTGCCCTCAACACCTGTGAGCGAGGCGTCAACGCCAGATCCTTCAACAACGGTTACTGAACCGACAGTGGCCGTACCCTCAACGTCAGTTGCAGATACGGTTTCGTTTCTAATTGCTAATACAGTAACAGTGCCGACATCACTCGACCCAGAAATACCTGTAACAGAGGCGTTAACCCCAGAGCCTTCGGCAACGGTGACAGAACCGACATTACCCGTACCAGAGACGCCTATGACGTTAGCGTCTGGATCAGCATCGACAGTGCCAACACCACTGGTTCCCGCTACGCCCGTAACCGATACGGTTTCGTTTCTAACTGCTAGTGCGGAAACGGTACCGGCAGCACCAGTGCCATTGACGCCTGTGACTGAAACATTGGCGTCAGCAGTAACAGTTAGCGAACCAACATCGCCCGTGCCAGAGATCCCTGTGACAGAAGAGGCGACCCCGGTTCCTTCGGCAATGGTAACGGAGCCGGTGTCAATCGTACCAGAAACACCCGTAACAGACGCTGTAGCTCCGCCAGTCGCTGTAGGCGCAGATGTAGCACCTGTGCCAGAAACACCTGTTAGAACAACTACAATGTTGCCGGATACATCAACTGACGCTACGCCGACATCGCTTGTGCCCGAGACGCCTGTAACAGAGGCGGTAACGCCTGAACCTTCAGCGACAGTAAGCGAACCAATAGCCCCTGTTGCGGAAACACCAGTAGCTACTGCATCTGGGTCAGCGTCTACAGTGCCGACAGAACCTGTCCCCGCCACGCCTGTGACCGAGAACGAAACGCCGGAACCTTCAACGACAGTGACAGAACCGACGGAACCTGTGCCGGAAACTCCAGTAACATTGGCATCCGGGTCAGCATCTACAGTGCCGACAGCACTGGTGCCTGATACCCCTGTAATAGAAACATCAACACCAGAGCCTTCAACAACACTGAGCGAGCCAACGGCACTAGTTCCCGCCACTCCTGTAACAGAAACAT